ATTAGTTCCTTAATTAATCTGTCAATGTACCAGCGACACTTACGTAAGTCTTCTACTGGTTTACCTTTGTAATCATAGCGCCATAGGTACTTCAATGCGTTGCCTTTCAAGTATCCATTAAACTCGTTGGCTGGCATAGATGCTTTGATTGCTTCGATAGCTTCGATAGCACCTTTGTTGTAGTGGTCTGGTTGTTCTACGGGGTCTGCCTTTGGCTTCTTCAATATAGAAATACCGTCCCACTCTGCTGGAGTTGCGTCGTCAATACTCATTCCATCTCCTTAAACTTGTAGACTTTTTCTAGCACACGATCTGCAAACCGCTCTACCAGATCCTCTGCCGTGATCTCTAGTGCTTCCATGATTGTTACCTCATCGTAGTGTTCGGCAACGTGTTCCAACAACTCGTCGAACGTCATCCATACTTTCTCCTGAGGTAGTTCATACTAATTGGTAGTTCGTCAAAGGATCCGTTGTTTACTTCATTCAACATCCAGATACCTGACCAGCTACCGTTAGTCTGAGGGTTTAGATAATCTTCAGAATGAGTATAAAAAATGCCAGCGAACAAACCAGTAATACTACTTCCATCTGCTTTTCTTGCATAAGCTATATCCCTATCCTGAACATGTCCCATTATACATGACATAAACTTTTTCTGCAACATGAGCTTCGCAGTACTAACAGGACGGCCCATCACACCGCTGGTGAAGTAATGACAGTAAGCTATACCGTCAATGATGATAGGTTCTAAGAATGGTACCACCTCCCAGCTATCTAGGTAGAAGTCGTTGTATGACATCAGCCCATCTAGCTTGGAGTCTGATTCGATAGCCCGTTCTATCCTGTACTCGTGGTTTCCTAGAAGAAACACCATGCGAGGCTTCCACAGTCTGCGCTTACCTTTACGTAGGCGTTTACGTTCTGCCTCGATGGGTTCTAGGAACCTAGCCATTGCCTCGTTACCAGCTTCAATGTCATTGACATAGCGTCTACCCTCGAACGACTTCTTCCCAACGTCATAGCTACTGAGACTTGGCATGTCCCAGTGATCCCCCAGATGAATGATAACGTCAGGTTTAGTTGCTGCGGCGTAGCGTCCTGCCCAGTACAGATGATCAAAGTTACTGTCGGGTTTTACTTGCGTATCAGGTATTACTAGATGCCTAGTCATAACCACTCCTTAGGAAGAGTGCTTGGTGTGTACCATTCAAATCCGTTCTTCTCTGCCCAGTCCCTCATACGATAACGACTACCGTCCTTACGTCGTCTCGAACCCGGCATGGGTGTATTAGGATTCTGAAATACAAACACAAGATCTTCATATTTACCTAGCGCCTTACGTACCTCTACGTATTTACGCGCCTCCTCTCTAGTTCTGAATCTGCCTTTTACCTCTATGTACGTCATCCACCCAGCACTGTTGTAACAGAAGTCAGGCTCGTACATCTTAGGTATGATGTAGCTGATCCTTTCTGTAGGGTGATACGAACAACTCTTCATGACACCGTATAGTTTCTGCTCTAGCTTACTATCAAACTTCATCAGGTATCCTATACTTGTCATCAAAAGATCTGAGAAGGTATAGAAGCTGAAGGCTTTCATAGAGTCTATCAGCGTTGAGTTCATTGTCTTCGTATAACTTAAGACACCGCTCATACAGTTCCCTCTCTGTTGTCCAGTCTGCTAGTGCTTTCTCTGCTTTCTTCGGACCTATGCCGTGTACCCCTGCGATGTTGTCTACCCTGTCGCCCATCAAGGCTTGACGGTACAGCCACTCTGTTGCAGAGCGTTCGTCAACTTCCTTCATGATCTTCTTGGTGTAGTCATATATCTTAGTGGGTATCTGCAAAAAGTCTTTGTCGAGAGAACAGATAATAGACTTGTGTTCTAACTCAGTAGACTTCATAGCTATACAGTCATCAGCCTCCATGTTGTCAGAGAGTTCCGCTTTCCATGCATCGAGCATGTACTCACGGAGCAAGTCTTTATGCACTGGCTTACGTGCGGGACGGCTACCTTTGTAAGGCTGAGAAACAGCAACCTCGTTTCTGAAGTTGCTGCTGCCAGTAAGGTACAACCTGTGATCGTTGTAATGCTCAGACAGATCAGAGATTATCTCAGAGATATAGTTAGCCATAGTTTGGATTGCTATCTTCTCTGGTTCCTCGTCACAGGCAAAGCCTACACGATAGACAAGCATGTCACCGTCGATGAGTATCACACGGCTTCCTCAAGATTCATCTCAGGCTCATACTCTACGACGTTAGAGATAACCATGCGACGTAGGGTAGGTGAACGACCCTTCTTCTTCATGTACTCCCAGTCATAGAATCCAACAAGACACTTGGCTTCCGAACCGTTGGCAACGACAACACCCATGTCAGGATCATCCTCGTCATCAAGAGGTGTACGTCCTCTGATTAACAACTCCTCACCGTCAGGCTTAAACGCACGGTACTTGTTGTTTGACTTACAGGTGATGTAGTAACCACGCTCGTCACCTTTGTTGTTTACCTTCAGCCCCATGTCTTCGAGTGCTGTTACTGCCTCGTCTGACAAGAGAGCTAGATCAACCGTGTACTTGTTAGCAAGCTGGTTCTTCATGGTTAGGTTAGGCCAGTACAGTTGGCACTTAAGGTTTACGTTTGCTTCACTCATAATTAACTCCAGTTAATTTAACAGCTAATATTATACCACACATTTACGGATTGTGCTAATGCGTTTCGGCCCAATTACTACCGATACGGTACTCACCATCCAGTGGGCAGTTAAGGTTGAAGGTTTCGCCAGCCTGAACGATTGCCTGTACAGCAGACTTACCTACGTACTCAGCATCATCAGGATGACACTCTATTTGCCACTCATCGTGGACTTGTGCTACTAGCTTGAAGTCAACATGCTCCAGTAATTCATACAGATGTATAACAGCCTGCTTCATTACAATGGCACCTGCTCCCTGCAGTAGTGTGTTTAACGCAGCATGAGCAGAACGAACACGTAGTCGTCTACCATCTAGTCCGTCAAGGAACCCAGACTCTGCTTGCGTTGTTATGTCTTCTCGTAGCTCTGCTAACGCAGGAGTGTTCTCAAGGAACTTGTCTTTGAGTTCACCGCCTTGTCTTGCATTACCACCTACGACAGATCCTATCTTGGCATTACCAGCACCGTACAGAAACGCATAGATAAACGTCTTAGCTTGCGCCCTTGTTTGTAACCCAGCCGCGTGTTGGTTAGCCGTGTGTATATCACCCTCTAGGATTTCTTTCGTATACGCTCCATCATCCATATAATGGGCGAGCATACGCAACTCCAGACCAGAAGCATCAGCACCCACAAGGACACGTTCATTAGGAACAATAAACAAGCTACGACACTCAGTGCCATAATCCGCATACACCGCAGGAACTTGTGCAAGGTTGGGACTAGAGTGCGCCATGCGTCCTGTAACCGCTCCGATGTGTTTAACTCTACCATGTATCCTCCCTTTGTTTTCTGCTTTGATCCACGACAGTACTTGAGAGTGTCGCTTCTGTAACAACAGATACTCCAGCACCATCTTAGCTTCAGGTATGTGTAGGTTCTTCTTGAGAGTAGACTCATCCACCTTGTCCTTACCCGATGGTGTCTTCTCTTTCCATACAGCACCCTTCTGCTTCAGCCTCTCAGCTATCTGCTGACGTGACCCTACGTTGAAGTGAGTGTACCTCAACGGCAGTGGCTTACCTGTTGTCTTGTGATACCTCTGCTCCTCCTCGATAGGCGGGAATACATTCTGCAATGCAGCTTCAATACCCAGCATCTTAGTCTCAAGCTGACGTTCTAGTTCCTTTGCACCAGCAAGATTGAAAGCAAACCCATTCTCTTCTTGCTCTCTGCATATGTGTGCAACAGCATGTTCAAGGTATACACTGGTGTCAGTGAAGTCGTACATCTGCAGCTGCATGCATAGTGTTTCATACAACCTCTCTGTCACTGACACGTCACGCATACAGTACTGGATCATAGCCTCAGACAACTGACTCCAGTCATCATGATCTCCTTTAGGGAAACGTAACTTCTCACCCCATGTAGCTAGACTGTGACCACCCTGTACATCTGGATGAAACAGCCTAGACATCACCAGTGTATCCAACACACGATCGGAATGTACCCGTATGTCCCATAGCTTTTCCAGCACGGGTCCGTCAAAGCCTATGTAGTTGTGCCCGCATACGTGACCACCTCTAGCTAGTTCCTCGAACAGCGACTCCCTACAGGTATGTAGACAGTGATCCTCGTTTGGTCTCTTTGTCACCACGCAGTGTATTACCGATGGCTGGAGACCATCCGTTTCTATATCCAAGAACACTATATTCGTAGTAGGCAAGGTCCAGCTCTTCTCGCTCTGTAAGTTCTCTACCATAGCTCTTCATCTCCAAGTTCTGTTCCTGAGTAACTATCCAGTTCCCCATCTTCGACATCGTATGATTCCTCCATGTCTGATAAATGTGCATAGTCTAAGTTGCCTTCAATGGTAACATCATCTTCGATTAGAAATCTACTACAGTTACCACATAAATCAACAAACTCCCCCGACCCAGTGAACTTACGTGTTAACTCGTATTCATTGAGCATCTTGTTACATGCAACGCATCTCACTCCATTATCTCCGTCAACCGCCCTGAATCTTTATTATACAGCAACGAACAGGCTGGTCCAGTCATACCACTGAACCTGTTCTTCAGTACACGCACGTGTGTTGTGTTGCGTACCATCTTATCTTCTGCTTGTGCATTACGCTCTAGTCCAAGAACAATATCAGAAAGCTGAGCAATTGAAGCACTGCCACGAAGCTGACCCAGACTAGTAACTGCTCCATCCTCATGTCCTTTTCCTTCTGGTCTACGCAGGTGACTAACAACAAACATACATATCTCCATCTCCTGACAGAACATACGTAGCTTGGTCATGATCTCATCAATGGCTTTACGTTCATCGCCATTGGCTTGATCTGATACCAGAATGGATATGTGATCGAGGATGATGTACCTAACACCTAGTACCTTGACTTGGTAGCGGAACCTAGCCAACACGTTCTCGATCTGGTTGGAGCCAAAGGAATCCCATAGTACAACACGGTCATCTAGATCTAACGTATTGAATACGTACTCTACCTCATCAGGGGAGTAATCACATCCGGGTAGGTGTATTGGCTTGTTGATCTGTAGACCCACTAGTCCACGGGCAGTACGGTCAGGTGTCTCTTCAAGGAATGCTAGACCTATCCTCTCGTTGGTCTGCGATGCAACGGAGAACACTAGCTCACGCATGAACGTGGACTTACCTAAACCAGACCCAGAACAGATGGTGACTAGCTCAGTCGGTCTCATACCAAAGGTCATGTCATCCAGCCCC